GGCTTCAGTGCTGGGATCGTTCTTCGGAGTCGAGGCTGCGTTTTCGGTCCACCCTACCAGGTGAGTGTGAAGCACCGTAAAGGAAAAGCCTAAACTAACTTTTTTAGGAAAAAGATTCCGTATTCCTTTTTTGTCACCAGCGGCCGACTTCTCTCCATAGCTCACTATCTGACTATCCATAAATCCGCCCTCTCCAATATCGGGAGCATAACTTAGGCCTCCATTAATGTATCCCACAAGCTTTTGGTTACCTCCGAGTCCCGACGCAAGATTGGTCCACTTTAGTGTGAGGAGGGGTGCCGCCAGGAGTACCCTTTGGGCCGCGTCGGCATCGTAAACAGGATACAAAAACTGAATCAGCTTTTGAATGTTTATCATATTTTGCGCAGCATGCAGCCGCGAATCGTTAGGAACATCAAACTGGATCTGGATATTTCGGCCGGTTCCCTGATAAGTCGAAAGGGGGTCCATGCGCCCGTAAACTTGTTCCTCGCTCCATTGGGCATTATAATTGTCAGAAAAGTTTGTCACCCAACCTTCAAAAGCAACCTTTTCGCCGGTAGGGATGTGACCAATGTGGATTTTAAAGAAATCAGTGGTAAGTAACCCGCGCGAGGAGCCCTGAGTTACTGGGCCGCCGCCGTGGAATTGGTTCGTCCCCGCGATTTTTTCACTAGATGTGCTCGATGCTTTCGGAGTACCCTTGTTTGTACCAGCCTCGTTTGCTTTCTTGATGGCCAGGGAGCGGCCTTGGTTGAAGGGATTGTTTTTTGCCATCGTTTAACGCCCCGATCCAAAAGGAGTAACAACATCGCCGCTCAATCCCTGCTTGACCACAGTAGTTGAAAACTCCTTTCCGTTATCTAGTACAAGCTGAACTTTTTGTCTTCCGGAGTTGGCGCCCTCCATAAGAGCACGAAGAAGCCTATTGGTCTCATCGGTTTTTGCAGCCAACTGGGCCATTCCCGTGATCATCTCGCCGGTGTCCCGCGCACTTGCAACATAAGATCCAACGGGAAGAATAGCAGTTTCTCCAGCGCCCCCCTCATTGATACGAACGGCGCGAGTCTTTTGTTTATTGAGGCCGAAAACTGTACCTCCCATGTGGAACCCTTCAAGATCAACATCTTCCTCTTTCTCCTTCTTTTCCGCTGTCCCCCTAGTCTTGGGGCCACCAACAGCGTAAGCAATTCCGCCGGCTGCGAGGCCAGCGATCGCCGCATACATCAACAGCGAAGTACCTCCTGTAAACGGGGCTGCGATCAAAGCAGCAATGCCCGCGGCAAGGAGACCAACCTTCACAAACTGCCCCAGCTTATTTAAAAACTCTCCGAAGCCCTTGGCCATCCCTGCAAAGCCTTCGATCATCGGAATGATGGTTTCCTCGAAGAAGGGTCGAATGTCTAGGGCCAGCGCGTGGAATGAGTTCTTCAGCATCTCCATCATTTCTTGACTATTTCGCGCCTGTTCCTCTAATTCTTCAGCCTTCATCGCCTCCAGTTCCATTTCGGCTGTCGACATCTTCATAATCCGCGAAGCCTCGTCGACCGAAACTCCCATAGCGGAAGCCATTGCTTGCTTCTCAAATCGATTCATGGCATCAAACTGCATCCCACTTGCCTGCACCGTATTCCGTAAGAGTTCAATACGCTCCTCTTCCGAAGCATTTAGCATATCAATGGAATTAAGGTACGGGCCGCCCATAATGGCATTTAACTTGCCAACAGAGCTCGCAGCGTCCTCAAATGTATCAAATTGGCCCGCAATCTTCATAAGATCACCGACCTCTAGGCCGGTCTTCTTGGCTTGGACCGCGAGGCCTTCGAACACATCAATGGCCCCGTCACCGTATTTAGCCAGCTCACCAAAGCTAGCAGCGAAATCGTCGGCCAGTTTCCCCATGGGGACTCCCAAAGATTTGGCGGACCCAGCTAGACGGAGCATAACGTCGTTTGAGTCACCGGCGCTTTTGCCTAGGGAACGCGTCATCTGATCCATTATCTTTGCTGACGTTCCGGACGAGACACCCTGAGTCTCCAGAAGAGCTGTTGTTTTGGCGATCTGCCGTTGTTCTCCCTTGTTAAGCTGGGTAAAAGAAGACATGCTCGTAAAGAGCGCCTGATACGTTTTTCCGGCATCGGCGGCAGTAATGCCCGAATCATAGGTGGCACGTTCCAGGGCCGTGATCTGTAGATTATATTCTTTGCCCGCGCCTGTGCCTCGCCGGAAGGCTGATATCGCTGCATCTTGTGCCTTGATGAGGCCCAAGGTACTGTTAACAAGCATGTCGATTGGTTTTAGGAGAGCACTCTTACCGAAACTCTTCAGGCCACTCGCAACAGCGCCCTTCATATCGCCGCTCGTCCCGGCGACGTTAGCAAATTTCTTGCTCAAGTTGCTCATCTTATCGCCGAAGCCGCCGGCTTTAAGGCCAGTTCCGGTCAGGCTTTGGCCTAGACGAGAAACCTCGCTAGCGAGACCTTTTTCTGCGCCCAGCTTCTCGTTGAGCCCGGCTGCTTCTTCGCCTACCTCTGCCAATTCTTCTTTATACTTCCTCAAGGCCTCCTCGCCGGCTGCAAGCGCCTCTGATCCCGCCTCAAGCGTCGCATTGGACCGTTCCTGTTCGAGCATGTCATTTTCAATCGCATGGGTGCGTTCAGCCAGCACGCGAGCCTGCTCTACCTGGGCTTTGGCATATTTGCTACTAACCCCTTCTAGTCTGGTATAGCTCTTTTCAGCTTTTTCTAGGGCTTCATCGAGCTTCTTGAGCTCGTCAGCCTGTTCTTTAGCCAAGGCTGCGCCGGCTTTTTGAAAGTCCTCCGGACTAGTTCCCGAAGGCGTGGCAGCTGCGCTGCGGCCGGTGCGGCGGGGAGGGGCGTTCCCCGATCCAGTCTTCAGCTCGGTTAAAATTGCTTGTAGAAGTTCTACTTGACTGGCCATTTATAAACTCCTAATTAGCAAACGGCCATCGCAGACCGGTTTCGAACTCAAACCTTTCCACAGCACGTTGAAGCTGTGACCGAGAAGTCATTGTCTGGGAGTTGTTAAGGCCATGACGCATAAACGAATCCATATACCGCTTCTCTCGTTGGAGAGCAGTCATAAATGCCATGATCTGACCTTGGTTGCCCGTCATCGATACTTTAAGATCGGGCGCTCGGCCTCCATAGAGGCTCTGCATCAAAAAGTAAACATCATTAGAGAAATCTGAATATACGTCTTCTGTAAGTCGCGCAGAGTTTTTATGATTTAAATTAAGATGGATATCTTCTGACACTGGTCGCCCCTCGTTTTACTAATTAGTACCCTTGACAAAAAGATAAAAGCTCACTTCTGCATTGCTTTTTCTATTTCATCATTTTCGCGCTTATACTCTTTAAGTAGTCTTTCGACGAACCAATGCCTCAATTGGATAGGAAGGTTATAGGCCTCAAAGAACGACCAGCCGCCATGATGTTTCAAAAGAAACAACTCTTCGTAGACGTACTCTTGGTAATTAGATGTTAGGCCAAAAAAACTGTGCCGTTAAGGGCATTGTTACCTCCCCCGCGTAAGAACAGTCCTCACAAACAAACGCATGGGTCAAATCAATGTCAGGTTTAACCTGTTCATAGAGAGTACGCAAGTATCGTGAATCCTTCACGGGCATCAAATCAACGAATTGATGTATCATAGAGGGGTCTTCCACGCCGTTCAACGAAACCAATACAGCTTTTAATAAATCTGTGCTTCGCGTGTCGGGAAGATTAAGCTTTTTCTTCTTAAGAGTCGACTCGGCCATTTGCTTTTCAACTGTAGCCGTCAACAGGCGCACTTCTGCGTGAACCCCGGTAGTTGGAAGCTGAAAAATAAAGGTACCATGGTCAGTTGCACTTATCTCTTCTGGCAGTTCTTCTACTGTGTGCAATTCCAGGGTATCCAAATCGAATTCGGTTTCATTAACGGCCGCACAAGAGGGGCACGTCAAGTTTGTAACGTATATAGAGCCAAAACCAGTGGTCCTGGCGGCCACCGTAAGGGCGTTTTTATCGCCAACCAAAAACTCGTCTATGTTAAGGGTTGTATCAACCAATAATGACTGAAGCATCCTATCTAGGGCAAGCCCCTTTCGTAAAAGGGCCTCGCTCATGAGGATATCCTCTTCTTTTGCGGTCATATGTCGAATTTCAACAGTAGTTTTACCTGCGAGGGGATGTCCTGTGGGGTAAAATCGGCCTTGACTTGGGAGGTCGACGAACTCTGTGGGAGTTACGAATGATAAGAGGTCTCCCCCTTGTGTTATTGCTGCCGGAGTCGAATTATCTTCGGCGGGAGCTAGGGCGGGCGCCCCAGTTCTCTGGGAATTTCTTTTTCTACCCATTTATTACCTTCTTTCTGTAAAGACTAGGTTCCTGTGGCGAAAGCGACAGCGGGACCAGAGTCATAGATAGCATAATCATACCTGATTCCGACAGAAACATTCATCAATTCTGTGTCATTGTCGTAATTTAATTCACCAAACTCGGCTTTTGTAATAAACGAATTAATTAACTGCCACGTTCCCACGAGGCCGCCTTCGCCATTAACTTCCTGAATAGTGATAATTCCGAGCGCACTCAGAGCATCAGCCTTGTTGACGGTGCCAGGAGCTTGGCCACCATTAATGACGGCCTCCTGAATGTCGGGCTGGAGATATCCCATCTGGGCGAGAGCGTTCATAAGGAGAGCATTCCCGTCGGGATTAATAGAGTTAACGATATTAGCTGTGATCTCACTCCACTCAACAGAACCAGGATAGTAATAGGTGTTACCTAAAAACTTGTGAGTGGCCGTGCCGACGGTGTAGCCGGGTTTAGTTACGGACTTGGCGAGATATTTAGCATATGTAAATGCCTCCGCTCCCGTCGGGTCCACGAGTCCCGGAATCTCCAATATAAAGCGATGTGCTCTTTTCGGTTCTGATAGTGCGCTTGTCCAAAATGGCATTTGTTAATTTCTCCTTATAAGCTCTCTAATGTTAAATAGTGGAGAGGTTTAAAACCTTCCCTTTATTAATCATCAAACGATGCTCCCGTTCTAGTAATGTTGAAATCAATCGCAATATACTCAATAGCGCGGGTTGGCTTCAAGAAGATCCTCGCATACATGACATTACGATCAATCAGATCCGGCGTCGTTGTGGTCTCATCAAGAATCAGCTTGAAGTCGGATAAGCCAAAGTTCGTCTTAATATCTGACAGAATGGGCTGTACTGCCGAGATAAATCGATTCCAGGTCGTCTGAACATTGGGATCGAAAAGAAGTGTAGAGGCCACCTGGGAGATACGCTTCTTCACATAAATCATCAGGCGGCGCACGTTAATGCGATCCAGTGCCGAAGGCGTAACCTGCAAGGTCTTCTGACCGAAGATCACAATACCTTCTGCGGGGAACTTGGCAATCGGGTTGATGTTCGCAGAGTACAGGCTATCGCGGTTCTTGCGCGTAAGCTTGTGAGCTACGTCTACAACCGGAATACCTGCGGCGCCCTCTGTAAGGCCTCCACGATTGAACCCAGCCGGAGCAAACCAGACTTGCGTCTTCTTCTGCGAGCTAGAGAATGTTCCTAGCGCAGCAATAGACGGCGGCAGCCATACGGACGATCCGTTAATAGTATCACGCGCGCGGACCCATGGGTAGAAACAACAACCATAGGAGGTGTTAAGGGCTCGTCGGCGCAAGCTAGTGATAACACTGTCCATTTGGACCTGGGTGTTATTGCGGGCCGAAGTCTTGGCTTCGGCTCTTGGGCGGTATCCGCCATCAAGATCAATAATAGCCAACGCGTCAGCACGATCTTCACAGACGTTGATCAGGTTGGTGGTTAGACCCTCCTGCTTCAGTCCGGGGATTGTAGCGAGATTCATCTCGACGACCTCAGGGTCGGCAATAGAATCAATGGCCTGTCGAATGGAGTTAAAGGTATAACTATTTGTGTCCGACGGGCTCGCGGGGAATCCAGTGTTACGGAAGGGGTTGAGTTCCGTAATATCGACTCCGTCGAAACCACCGTACATGGGAACAGTAAACCGGTCGTAACCCTGGTCGAGGACACCGGTGACGGCGCCACTGACACAAGTCAAAGATGTTCCGTCCGCGTGTGAGCCGGACACCCAGCGTACCTGGGGTTCACCGGTGTTCTGCCGGATATCATCGAGTGTGAAGTAAATGGAGCGTTCCGCATAACTAGTGCTGGCGACAGAGAACATATTAGCGACCATAGCACCTCGGGGGCGCAACAGGTCAATGTTTGAACCATCAAAAACGGTTCCGCCGGCGGTGCGAGTGGTCTGATATCCGAAGTAAGCATCGGTAGGGTTGGAAAGGTCTCCATCAGAAGCCGTAAGACGCATCTCGGGTACCGGGTAAGCGATAGAGGCGGTCAAGTTGTTCGAGCCCGTGGTGAGGAGCAGCGGGCCAATACGAAGTCCTGTCGCGGTGCCAATGCCGCGAGACAGCCTGGCGGAATCAACCACGGTCGGCACAGGGCGGCCGATGCCGCTAGCTACAGAGCTAGTTACCCAATTGCCGCGGCGAGAATTGGTCGCATAGTCCGCGCCACCGCCACCACCAATGGCGGATTCGTCCTTCCACTTAACAATACCCTTCCAGCCGAAGGGGAGAAGTGATGCGTTGTCGCCAACCACCTCTTCATTAACGGCTACGCGCACATACTTGGAGGTATTGTCATAGTCTCCGTTGTCAACATAGCGTCGCTCGGTACTATTCCATTCCTTAAACTTATCACCAATTTTACGGGCCACATAATTCAAAGAGTTGGGGTTAAGATTGCAATTACTAAACTGTTCAACGATGCGGACGACGTTGTCTGAGTCACTTAAGTGTCGAAGGACCACATCAAAACTACCATATGGGTCGCTTTCGTTGGTCGAAGCTTTAATATCCTGGATAGAAATTTTAAGATTACGGTTAGACCAGTCGCCCGGCTGATTGAGGGCATGGAACCTGAAAAGCTCCGGCTGGTTCTGGACCAAATAAGAGTTAGTCGAGCCAGAAGCGCGGGACTCTGTGTCACAACCGATAATGGGACATGACTGTCCGGATTGTAGAGGCTTGCGGAAGTTATCTGCGTCTCCCTCCGTAAGGTTTTGAAGGTCCACAATCGCTGCAAAAGTGCTCCCTGCGGCAGCGTCAATATTGGCAGCAAGGTGACGATCAAATGTTTCTCCGAGCCAGTATCTCGACTCGTTATCTACCAAATCGGAGTTAGTACGTTGAGGAGTCGTGTTGAGAACCTTGCGAATATAGTTTGAACTATTAACGTCGAAGTTAACAGCCGACACCTTCTGAACAGCGTTGCCATCAGAATTATTAATAATAAGCTTGAACTCTTTGGCCACACCAGTGTCCTTAACGATCAAGTTAGAACCTGACATCATGCGCACGGACGCGGAGGGGACGGCGGCTGGGACGTTGGCCAACACAGCACCACTCAACTGAACGGTGCAGTTAGTAGCCGTGCTATAAATAATCCCGGCCAGAACACCATTAAGCGTATTGGCGCCGTTGGGTTCGAAAACAACGAGACCGTAAGCCTTACCATTGGCGCCACCATCAAAACCAGCAACGCCGCCGGCGGAGGCACCAACTGATGCTTGGCTGCCTAAAAGTCGAATGTAAGTAAGGGGAGAACTATTGCGAAGGTAGGCCTGGGCGGCGTAGACGCCGTAGGTCGGAGCCGAGGTATTCCATTCACCCTTTCTCCACACATCGCCACTCGGATTACCGGGGGCGGGTGAGCCAAAAACCTGAACAAATTCTGAAAATGAATTAACGGTAGTGGGTCGCAGGGCAGGACCTTTTTCGGCGCGCCCTATAACAACCGGACCGATTCCTGCGGGCGACGCGGGAATCTGGGAGTTGTCGATTTCATTGACAAAAACTCCGGGTGATACAAATCTAAAATTTTTTACTGACATTCGTTTTTATCTCCTAAACCTGGGATATCGTTATTAAATAGTATTGACCGGGCGCAATCGTATCTAATCTCTATAAAATCCATTCTTTATATTCTCGTTAATGTCTCCGAAAATTACCTTTTCTCGGGAGAGCTTGTACTCGACCGCATTTTGACGCTTCACGATCTTCGGTTTCTCTTGATTATCCCCCTCCCCAATCAAGTAACCAAGCACTTCAATATTAATGGTTTGCTCATAGTTGCGGCGCTCCATTCCCAAGTTAGCTTTATTGGAGCCGTTGGTTATATTTCCATCAATGAACACTTCATAAAAATGATTTTCATATTGTATGCGCCGCGGCATACGTGAGTTTCCTGGAACTGTGATGAAAGGCCTCAAGAGTTCGTTAATCTGTTGTTGAAATTCTGTACGTAGTGTAATTTCATAGTTGATAGTTACCCAGGTGGGGATGGGAATTGAAATTGTCTCGTAAACCACTCGCTGTACTGACATGTTTCTTTTATTGGTGTTGCTCATTTTACTGGACACGTTCTTGTCGGGGCCGTACTTGCGGTTGGCAAAAGCATTTTGGAATTCTGCTGTCTTTTTCTGGTTAATCTGGCGCGCGATCGTGATGACGCCGCCCTTTGCATCAGGAATGGGGTATAAGTTGGCGTAGACAGTGCCGCGTTTGTTGGCGTCCTTGCTGACAGAAGCTCGATTTACGGTAATAAGAGGAAGAATAAGGGTCTCCTCCTTGTCTCGTAAGTCCTTGTTATGTTTAATTTGATAAGCGCGCTCAGCGGTCACCCACAATACGGGCACCTTCTTAAAACCCTCGTTTGTTCCCACCGATAGGTTTAATTCCTCATCGATGAAGCGCATCATAGCCCCATCTATAGTCTCTAGTGAGGAGGGAGAGAACTCAATTTCCCCCAAGCGCTTTTCAACGCTCTTATCTCCCACATAATCAAACTTGGTGGCCTTCTTGTTTTGAATCTGTTTCTGTGTACGTTTGCTACTAGCCATGATTTATCCTACAAAGATTCCAGCCGGAATGTTCTCCATGACTTTTTTGGTGGAGTCCTGCAGAGTGGCATCGATTGTTGCCATTTCACTATACGTTAGCTGATCGAGGGTCTCTTTTAGCTCGCTCCTCAACAAGTCTTGTTCGCTCTTGGCTTGAGATAATAGTTCCGAAGCATTAAGAGTGACACTCTCCCCGGGGATTGGGACCGTCGCGAATTTGCCGCGCACTTGACCTAAAATCTCTTTTGTTAGAGCCAGACCAAAGCGCCGAATCCATTGTTTACCAATCGCATTGATATTTTCAAAAGGCAAATTTTGAAACGGGAGGGTATTCATATTATTGATGCCATCAATGCCCGATTTGGGCTGGCCTGCGCCGTCTTCCCACGGAGCAAACTGGTGCTCAATGGTAAAATTAACCCAAAACTTTTGAGGGGTGTTACCATCAGGTCGCGGGAAGATTCTTAAATTGTTATTTTTGATCTCGTACGAATAGTGAGATATGCGTGTCCACAGAGCGTCTTCGTATGCCATGGCCTGGAGCTTGTTCTGCCACGTGGGAACAATCTCGAAGGTGGAATCATCTGCGTATTGACCATAAGTCCTCATATTGCCAACAACAGAGAATCCCCCATAGTATCCGTAAAATCTCCACATAGCACGCGGAGTTTTAAAAAACACTTTACGAATAGCGATGCGCTTATTTTGGATTTGTCCAAAAAACGGAGAAGAAGAGGATAAAGCCGATGTTCCGGACAAAAGAGTCTGAAGATCATAATCTTGCACGCCGGCTTTGCGCTCAATAGAACCGGAATATATAGGAAGAGTGCCACCAAGGCCGGTTTCGGTAATACTGCGCTCTGACACGCGACGCGCGAAGCCATAATCAAAGCGTGGATAGCGTAAACTTACGTTTGTTCCTGCCAGATCGTCCCCAGTGGCAATCTGACCATCTTCGTCGAAAGAAGCCGTCTGGGCGCCGAGCAGATCGGACAATGAATTCTTGCTCTGATGTATATTAATTAAGTAAGAATACTCTAGTACTGCCTCTTCGTAGGCGGCATAGACGCTTCCCTCTGCAAGTTCAATATCTAGGACGTCGCCTCCAAGTTTTTTATAGGTGTATGCGACTTGGTCTGCTGCGCCCGAAAGAAAAGCGGCCGATGCGGCATAAATGCCGAAAGGAAGTGTAGCGGCGACATTTCCAGGTGAGCCGGTGACCGGCAGGATATTTGCGTTGCTAGTAGAAGCCGGACTTAATTTGGGTATGGCCATTAGAGTTCCTCTATTAATCTAATACTAAATAGAAAGCCCCGCCTCAAAAGAGACGGGGCTTTAACTATTTTGACCTTACGTCAGGTATGACTAAACTAGGTCGCGAACGACAACCAGTCCATACATATCAGGACGAACCATCTTCTTGGCGTATCGAGTCATGACTCCCTTACGGGGCACGAAGTCTTCAACGCCGAAGATAGTAGGCGTGGTCTGCAGCGGCACATAAGGTGCGTACACATAGCCACTCTCTAGGAAGCTACTTCCTCGTCGGCCAACAAGGACCAACTGTCGTGGGAAGTAAGGATCGACGATCACGTCGAACTTCTTCGAAAGCGAACCAACCTTAACAGCACCCGCGTCGCCGCGGTCGCTATCAGCAGTCACATTGGCACGGAAGCCAGCGGTGAACTCAAGGATGTTGGCAACTTCAGGTCCGCAGACG